GCGTTCTCTTTGCCGGAGGAAGACCCTAATAACCTGAAGTCTAAATCTACCGCACGGATTATAGATTTAGTTTCTGAGGGACCTATCGTCGGACTGGTGAATGGCTCAGAGTCTGTCTTTTATGATGGTACACCTCTTAAGAACTCAGACGGTACGCCTAACTTCGAGGGAGTGACTCTGGTTGAGAGGTTGGGGGAGGAGGATCAAATACCTGTACCTGGGTTCGGGGCCATTGAGAATGTGGTTGGTGTTAATACTGAGATAACGGAGACGCTGACGGTATCTAGAACTATCAGTGACGGAGACGTAGACGCGGTTCGAGTGATAATTAGGTTACCTCAACTCAGTACCATTCAGGACAGCGGAAAGTTGACCGGGGGAGAGGTAGATCTGGCTATTGACGTGCAGAACAGTGGCGGGAGCTTCTTGGAGGAGGTATTTACTACCATCTCTGGAAAGACGACCTCTCCGTATGAGAGATCCTACATCATTACCTTGTCTGAAGGAGGTCACCCGTGGACGATAAGAATTAGAAGATTAACAGAAGACAGCCCCTCGACTAGTACTCAGAATAAGACCTTCTGGGATCGTTACGTTGAGGTGAAGTATGAGAAACTTATATACCCGGACTCAGCTTTTTATGCTCAGACGGTAGATTCCGAGGTCTTCGGAAATACAGTTCCACAGAGGTCGTTTCATATTAAAGGTCGTATTCTGAAAGTGCCCGATAATTATGATCCAGATACTCGCGTGTATACGGGGATATGGGGAGGTGTCTTTAAGGACGCCTGGACGGACAACCCAGCATGGGTATTCTATGATATCATAACGCATCGAAGGTACGGTCTGGGGCAGTTCATTCATCCAAGTCAGGTTGACAAGTTTGCGCTCTACACCATAGCTCAGTATTGTGATGTATTGGTCCCTGATGGGTTCGGGGGTACAGAGCCGAGGTTTACCTTCAACGGGGTTCTCAACAGTGCAGAGGACGCCTTTAAGGTACTTCAGGCACTGGCCTCAAACTTTAGATCTATGGTCTACTGGGGGTCTGGGTCTATCACTGTGGTTCAGGATTCACCGGCAGATTCGGTGAAGCTCGTATCCCCCTCTAACGTGGTGGGAGGGGACTTAATATATTCCGGGACGGCTAGGAACGAGAGGCATTCGGCGGCCCTTGTAACCTATAATGACCCTAATGATGATTATAGGGCCAAGCCTGAGATGGTGGATGATCCTGCTCTGGTGGTGAAGCTAGGATTTAAGCCTATCAGGATGTTGGCAGTTGGAACTACCTCCAGGGCACAGGCTTACAGGGCTGGGAAGTGGGTGTTAGATACGGAAGATACTGAGACAGAGATGGTTACCTACCCGGCGGGATTTGATCATGCAGACGTTGTTCCTGGAGATATCATAGACGTGGCAGATCCGGCTGTAGCCGGAATCAGGTATGGGGGGAGGGTGAAGGCTGTTAACGTAGCACTAGACGTTATTACCTTTGATGCCTCGGTAAACCTGTTTGTTGGGGAGACCTATACTTTATTCTGCGTCATGCCGGATGGATCTATAGAGGATCGTTTGATCACGACGGCGGTGCCCATATTCACGTCGTCTGTTACCGTGGCCTCTCCTTATTCTAAGGCTCCTAAGATTAACGCTGTGTGGGGGATTAGCGGAACTGATGTTGTTCCCAGAAAGTTTAGGGTGATATCGAAGACGGAGACTGAACCCGGTCAGTTCCTTATAGCAGCGGTTATGCACGATCCTGCTAAGTTCGATAGGATCGAGCAGGGTATCGTGTTGGAGCCACCCCCGTTTTCTATTCTTGATGGGCCTCTATTAACTCCAGAGGGGATTACGTTCGTCGAGTTTCTCTATGAAGCTGGACCCGATGTTCTATCCGGGGTTACTATCTCCGTGGAGAATTCTAAGGACCCTCGGACGATTAAATATGAGTTTCAATTTAGAGAGCCAGGATCAGGAAATTCCTTTATTATGTTTCATATCGGAACCACGGTATCGGCTGATTTGCTTGAGGTAGATCCTGGTACCTGGGCGTTCAGAGTTAGGGTGTTGGACACCTTTGGGGTTACTAGTGAGTACGTGCTAGTTGATCCTGCTATTCTTTTGGGGAAACAAGGACCACCTTCTGACGTGACGGGGTTTAGCGTTCAGCTTCGGGATTACGCTTTGGAGATGACGTGGACAGCCGTTGCTGATCTAGATTTCAAGGAGTATCTAATAGATGAGGGTAGTACATGGCCTGGAGTGAATAGGATAAAGGCACCTGGATCTCCGTTCTTAAGAGGTGTACCATCATAAAAGACAGACTCTGAGCCATTCACCAGTCCGACGATAGGTCCCTCAGAAACTAAATCTATAATCCGTGCGGTAGATTTAGACTTCAGGTTATTAGGGTCTTCCTCCGGCAAAGAGAACGCACCACCACCACTCTTTCCCCCCTTCTGCCCGATCATTTTTATCTTCCTGGTAGAGCCCATAATCAGATCCTAAACAAGTGATATGTCTGGAATACCGAACCTAGTCCCAGAGACCAATCCAGTTAGATTGATCCCGGCAAACTTCAAAGTAACCTGGGCTCCCCTCCTCCCTCTAATAGGTGTAAACCCAACTGGATCTACACTTATAGATCTAGTAGCCACTGCTGTAACATTATACGTCCCGTTAGCCGTATCTCCCTCTGACGTAACGGGGAACCCACTAACTATGATATCATTCCCGGTGAGAACCCCCCATAAAACAAAATCAAACAAAATAGCATCTATTTCAGTCTCTCTCCCAGCATCTCTAGCACTCTTAAGAACCCACTCCTTCGGGTCCCCGATCTCAGCCATATTAATCAAAGCTATAGACGAATTTGGAAAGGTCTGGCTCGGAATATCCACAGTACCCGTCTGTTCCGCTACCTGCTCAACCTCTATCCCAGAGGATACCACGACGGACCCGACAGTCATCTCCCCATAAACTATAGGACAAACACCCCCCTGTTCTGATGTGTTTATCGCCCCATTAAACAAGAAACTTGGATTTTGATCCACCTTCTCAGTAGAACCACTAGACACAGATGGCGAAGGGGATAAAACCTGCACCACCCCCGCCAGAGCTATGGTGATCCCTATCGGTAAGGCGGCAGGAGAAAAAACAAAAGCAGCCGCTATAAGTGCCACCCCAATTACTATCTTTCCGACCCCTCCTCCACTCTTTGAACCTGCTGGAACGGGTATGATGTGGATACTAGACACCTGCTCAGACAGAAACATGGGGAGCATCTTTTCATCAATATCAAACCCCTGGTCCCCACTGGAACAGATGATCTTAAAGGTCCCCTCTGAGATGGCCTCCCTGAGCCCCCTAAGCTGCACAGAGAGACCCTTAACCCCTTCTGGTATGGAGTGTATGTCCATATCATAAGGGCCACCAAAGGCGCTTAGAGAGCCATGAAGGTAGAATCTACGCAGCAACTGACACCTCCCCCTTGAACTTAAGCCACTGATTCACCCTCCAAGACGCTGGGACATGCCTGCTCAGTTGCCTTGGAAGGTGGTGTAAGACTACACCACTCCCCGTATAGACCCCCCCATGATTATCCACATCAGACTTAACCTGCATTATAAACACGTCCCCCACCGAAGGATTATCCGTCTCATAAGAGACGAAACCAGCCTCCGGAAATCCACTGTTATACATATTCTTTTCTGGAGTCTTATCCCACCACATATCCCCTCTCGGAAACTCAGGTAAAAACACCTTCTTGTTCTGCCAATACCACGACCTGATCAGAGAATAACAGTCCATAGCCCCATGTCTAAACGGACGCCCCACCAGAGGAACATTCAAAGAAAAATTACCCCACCAGAAAGCGGGAGCCACCTTCGAACCATCCGTCAAAACTATACCCCACGGAAGACCACTATTCAATTGCCCCATCATATCAACTTCAGAAGGACAATCGTATCCCACCCCAGGTTCCCACCTGATCCCCTTATCCACGGGATGACTGTGAACAAAAGCTTTAGGGGTCAAGCCCATCACGAAAGCCCACTCCTTGCTAGAGATCTCAAAGTCCCCCTTCGGTCTCTGAGCTATATTCGTACACGGATAATAACCACCCTCTAATATTGCCCCGCAACTCTCCCGAGGATACTCCTGAAGAGCATGTTTCTTGATAGCCTCCAAAACCCCTCCTGGAAAACCTGTCGGATCGAACCAAGATCCTGTCATATGCAATTGATTGCAAGTCATCTTATCCTCGATAAAGCTACTCCAGGAAAGGCTCTGGTAGGAAGAGGGGTACTAGGAAATCTTTTCTTACAAGAGGGCAGACGCCTCCCACAACTATCCTCCGCTAGAACCAGAGTAGTAGAGTCATCCCTTTTAAAAAATGGCCCATCAGTCAAAGGAGCCGACCCGGACCCGACGTAAGGACAGGTGACGTTCTCATAGGTAAACTGCCCCGGATTATCAGGGTCCTCTCTCCTGTAAGTATGCGTGCAGATGTCCCTGAGAATCGGTCGTGACGGGAGATCCACCCCGATCTGATCTAAGATGGCCGCAAGTTCCCACTCAATAAATAACCTGTTCTTACTGACCAACCTATTCACAAAAAATATCTCCGGCGGATAATGTGCATTAGGATCTGCATCTACCCCACTATCCAGATACCGAGACCATGTAGTAGTCCGCGTAATCTTCGCACCAACCAGATTCTCAAAGCTGTTAACCAACGCCGTAAACAAGGCGTTGACGTTAGTTACCATAAGCTTGGGCCTTGGAATAGCACCCTCAGCAGAGAGAGCCCAACCACTACTATCCAGGTCGATAGGCACATAAGTCCTTCCCTGCCACAGGATAGCTGTAAGCACCTGCCCAGGAGCATCATTCAACTTAAAGCTTCCAAGAAGACCTGTTTGAGGAGTAGACATCTCCACGTCCTTATTATCGTTGATCTCTGAAGGAGTTCTTATATCACTCCAAAAACGAACGTCATCTAGAAGACCTGCATAGGACGTGTTAGTCGTAAATCCTCCCCCGAGAGAACCCTGAAGCTGACCTAATACTATGTTACTCACAGTCAGGGCTCCAGTCCCAGCCGCCTTAGTTCCCAGACTCGTCCCGTCTATAAACAACTCGATAGCACCCGAAGAAGATACTCTTCTTAAGGACAGCCTCCTGCCTACTCCATCGGCCAAATTAACAAGCCCATCTGCCGGAACCCACTGAACAGCCGTCCCTTTCACAACAACTGTAACCCCATCTACCACACCAGAGGTAGCATCTAACCTAATTTTAAAGGTATCAAGCTCAGATACCTGAGCCGCCGATATGACAGTAAGACTATGCCCCTCCAAGGGGGGAAGTGGCTCCAGTTCTGTCTCGAAAGTGAAATCAGCCGCTGCGTTCAGATTGGCAGAAGGAATACTCAGAACAGGCAGGGCATTGTCCCCTGGAAAGCTCGCGCAAGACAGGCCAATTAAGCCAGCCACCAAAGGAACGTCAGAGGCCGTACCATCCGTATCGAGTGAGCCCTCATCATCTAGAACGTACCCAAGGTTCATCCTCCAATACCCAGAGAGCCCCGACTCGTCTCCCGTAAGAACCGTATCCATAGCCCCCTGGATCTCCGACTGCGTTCGAGCAACCGTCCAGATCCTCAACTCATCCACCAGACCCTTATAGAATACCCCGGTCCCCGCAGAATCCGCACCCAACACCAGATCCGCAGAATTTCCAGCTAAAGCTGCGGCTATATCGACAAAGGTCTTCTGAATCGACCCATTCGTGTAGAGAACCAAGGTCTGAGCCGGAGCATCAAAAACTACGGCAACATGAGCAGACTCGTCATTCTTCAGAATGTCGTCGTCCGTAAAGAACGAGTTTGTAGGCATATCCGTATGACTAAACTGAATAGCTCCAGGGTGAGCCGTCGTATCGTCCCCAATACTTAAAAACCACCCTACCCCCCCGGTCTCCTTGGTAAGTAATCTCTGTTCACTGAGATCTTCCGCCTCGGACTCAGCTATAATAGGCTTAACCTTAATCTCCAGGGTAAACGACCCGGTTAAATCTTGAATATCCCCAAAACTGATATAGGCATCAACTCCGTCAAGCTCCACGCTCCAACCACTAACAATTCCCTTCGACCAAACTACGTTTCCATTAAGAGTCCCGTTAATTCCCCCCTTCCTAGATACCATAATCTGAGGCTCATTCACGGGGAGACCGATCAACTCATTAGCTACACTGTTGGTAAAATACCTCTTAGTCCCCCCTTCCGGCAGAACAACCCCGAGAGGGGCTACGTCAAGTTCAAATAGTTCAATCCGAGTCCCTGGAGAGAGTGACTGGGAGACCTCTGGGATGTTAACCATAAAGTCACCTACAGATCAAAAACTTCTATGAAATCAGCCGAGATCACATAGTTATTGGCATCCACCCACGTCCTTGTCCAATCCTTGATCATAAACTTCTGCACCACAGCGGAGCCTGGAGGAGTCCACACAAAATGAGTTCCGTCCTTATGATCCCGAAAAAAGGTCTCCAGTGCATCAGCTTCCGTCTCCGTTAAATTAGACGTAGAGACACTGTAGACATCGCTATCCGTATTGATCCCGTCTGCCGCCCTCTGAACATAACCATCCCCAAAGGGATTCACCAACATCTTCGGCTCTACCGTCCTGGAGCTACCAGGGGCCATAAAAATACTGAGATCATTAAGAGAAGAAGTCACAACTGCATCCCCCTATTGAACAGTCCACCCGGCCTCTGCTGTTCTAAAGCCCAGTCCCTCAGAACAACATCTACCACCTGTCCAAGTTTCTTAGCCGTCTTCAAACCGGCCCCGTCTACAGCTCCCTTCTCCTGCTTACCCTCAAATCTCATATCCACCTTAATATTGAATTGAGGAGAAACCGTTACCTCCCCTGAAGATCTTCCTCCAGAAACTCCAGGAGACTCCTTCACAAACTCAACAGGAATCCTACCATTCGGTACCGGAACGAACGCCTCGTCTTCCTTCTCCCCAAACAAAGCCAAGGTGGGACCCCGCGCTATACCCCCTCTGTCAAACTTCTGTAGAGGAACAGGCTTACCTCCCCTGATCATACCACCTCCAGCAGCAAACAAAGCAAAGATAGAACCAATTCCACCCCCACCACCTCCACCCCCAGGAAAAGCAGCCGTAACAGCCTTAAGTATGATCGCCTGTAAAATAGCCTCAGCAATGGCCAAGGCAAAACTTCGCATGGCATCAGAAGCTGACTCGGTCCCAGTTATCACGTTAGTCAGAGCCCCCGCCACCTGATTCGCTACGTTAGCGATCCCCTGTTCCTCCGAAAGGATCATTGCCTGAGTCTCAGATAGCGCAAGGTTAGCATTAGTCAGGGCAACTACGGCCTCCCTCTCCACATCAGTAAGCACACGCCCGTCTTCTCTCGCACGAGCCTCGGCCTCTATCAAAGCTATGGCCCTAGCTCGAACGTCATTCTCAAAACGCTGAACCTCGGTGATCTCCCTTATGACCCTGGCCTGCTCGTTTATGACCTCAACACCGGCTGTGATCTCATCTCTCTCCCGCTCCAGCACCAGTCGTCTGATCTCTATACCCTCCGTCGATAAATCGGTAGCAGATAAACCGGCGTCCAGCAGAGCATTTCTAGTCTCCAACTGAAGGTTAGACAAACCGATAGCTTCGATCTCCAGAGTGAGAGAATCCACCACTGACTTGATAGCTTCAGCCTCCTTAGCAGCCTTCTTAGCTGCCTCCTCCCTTATCTTATTCCTGGCTTCCTCAGCAGAACCAAGAGGCTTTGCCGTTGAAATAGAAACCTCAGAACCTTCCGTCGTACTTTCAACAACCGCCGCCCTTATATCCGCAACAACTTTATCTCTAGTTGCTTCTATATCCCTGATAGACTGAGCCCCTTGAGCAAGAAACTCCTCAAGCCTAGCAAGCTCCTCCACCTGAGCCTGAGAAAACGGAGTTCTATTCTCTGGGGACTCGAACAGAGCCTTATTCTGAGTAAGGGAGGAGGCAGCTAAGAAGGCTGCTAAGGAGGCTGAAGCTATCA